CAATAAACATCGAGCGCAGAAAATCGACATCGAGAACCGCTTGCAGATTATCGCACCCTTATACCGCAGAGGATGGACGGAGCGAGAAATCACGGCAGAGGTGAGGAAACGGCTCGACAGACCGAAATACAATCAAGCACACTGCGACATTCAGCGGTTATTGAAGGAGTGGAGGGAAGAGAGACTGACCGACACAGACGAGAAAATAACCAGCGAGGTGGCAAGGTTGAAGCTGGTGATACGTGAAGCGTGGGAAGCCTGGGAGAAGTCGAAGGAAGACTACCACTTGCAGAAATCAACCCAGCATGGACTGCCACTCTTTGATGAGCGAGGAAAGCAGATTTCCATCGAGACCGTCAAGGCGATAATGTACGATGCCGAGAAACGAGGATTCGGAGAACCACGCTACCTCGACATCATCATCAAGGCAGAGACGCAGATTTGCAAGCTGCTCGGACTGGATAAGGTCGTGCTCGACCTGAACGCAGGCTTCCAAGGCGGCATCGAGGTACGCTACATCAACTCGGGACACCAATGTGCATCCAGTGAGCAGGAAGTAATCGAGCGTGAAGGATTGGATAAAGAATAATTTTTTACCATAATTTTGTTTTAAGTTTTTTATTGTTTGAAAGAATGGCACTATTTGACGTTATTGGTGAACTGTATGACCCGAATGCGGACGTGAAGCCAAGGTTTCTCGTAAACCAAGGAGGCACGTCCTCGGGGAAGACATACACCATCATGCAGCGTCTTATAGTGCTTTCTTTTGAACACCCGATGGCAATTATCACGGTGTGCGGTCAAGACCTCCCGAACTTGAAGGTGGGAGCCATGCGAGACCTCGACACCATCCTGCACACAAGGGCAGAGTTGCTGGACTGGTTCAAGAATAACAAGAGCGACAGCAGCTACCGAGGAAAGAACGGCTCAATCATCGAGTTCAAAAGCTACAAGGATGCGCAGGACGCTAAGAACGGAAAGCGTGACTACCTGTTCGTGAACGAAGCGAACGGTGTGCCCTATGAAGTGTTCTGGCAGCTTGCCATCCGAACCCGAAAGCAGGTGTTCATCGACTACAATCCAAGCGCACGCTTCTGGGTCCACAATAACATCATCGGCAGGGATGACTGCCGGCTGATCCTAAGTGACCACCGAAACAACCGATTCCTGACTGAGCAGGAGCACAAGAAAATTGAAGAGATTGACGACCCCGAACTGTGGCGAGTATATGCGCGTGGACTGACCGGAAAGATAACCGGACTTATCTTCACCAACTGGGGCATCGTTGACAAGCTGCCACCAAGGGAGGAGTGGAAGATGGAGTGCAGGGGTATGGACTTCGGATTCACCAACGACCCGACAGCATTGGAGCACGTTATATTGGCGCACGGAGAGTTATGGGTGGACGAAGAAATCTACCAGCCCGGAATGACGAACGATGACATCGCAGACCGATGCAAGGAACAAGGACGGACGAAACGAGACCTTATCATTGCGGATTCGGCAGAGCCTAAGAGCATTCAGGAGATACACAACCGAGGGCTGTGGATAATCGGCAGCACCAAGGGAGCGGACAGCATCAACAACGGCATCGACATTTTGAAGCGTTTCCGCATCAACATAACAAGACGCAGCCATGGCATCATCGGGAACATGCAGCAATACAAGTGGAAGAAGTCAAGGGATGGAGAGACCACGAACCAGCCTATAGACGCATTTAACCACGGCATAGACGCAATACGATACGTAGCCTTGAAGAAGTTATCCGTAGCGAGTTCAGGAACGGCTAGGGCGCACGTATTGAGGCAAAGATAACGACAAAAAATATAAAGCGTATGGATAATAACACTACATTCAAGTACTGGCTGGCAGTGGCAAGGCACACCAGCTATAAAATCGGCAAGCAGCCACGACCAGCGTTTGTCGGAGGAAAACAAGTGCCCGACAATCTAAACCAGCTATCAATCGGGCAGCTAATAGACCTTTCCCAGCTATCAGACAGCGAGGAAAGTCTGTATCAGATAGTGACAACCGTCCTCGGTCTGAGCCACAAGGAAGTGGAGCAGGCTAGGGCGGTTGATGTCGTTATGCTCATCGGCTGGGTAACATCAGAGGTGGAGCGCATCAACAAGCTCTTCGAGAGCACAGACACAGCGAAGCCAACACGACTGGAGAAGGAGGCAGGCATCGACACCCTGCGGTTCGGACTGTTCGGCATGCTGGACTGGTATGCGGTAAGGATGGGCATCAGCGACCACGACCAGGTTCTAAAAACACCATGGCTTCGCATCTACAAGTGCATAGAAATGGACAATAAGAGAAGCGTGTACGAGAGGAACCTGCAGAAGTTGCAGGCAGAAGAAATGAAACGTAAATCTAGATAATTATGGCAACAATCAGAGAAACATTAAAGCAGCTGGCAGCAGACACGCTACCAGACTACACCTACCTATTCGAGGACTGGGACACAGCGGACACCAAGCTGGAGAAGCTGAACTATCCGGCAATCGTCTGCATCATCCCAGCCAGCGGCACGACAGAGATACGAAACGGCAGAGTATACGATACCGTAAACGTTGCCCTGGCTTATCTCGACACCGTACCGAGGGGAGCAGAAGGAGAAGACAACGGAGAGTGCATCGACCGAATGAAGGTGGCAGGGGCAAGGATGATACGAGCCATCAACCAGTCGCACCAGTTTGAACCATTGGAAGGGCAGCAGTACTACGAGACAATCATCGAGCGTTTGAGCACGATCGTGTCGGGCGTAATGTACTCCCTTCAGCTGACACAGAGCATAGGAGGGTGTGAGGTATGAGCAAGGGAGGTATTCAATTCGACCCCAAGGCGGCATCGCTCATCATGCGTGAGGAAGTGGAGAGAGCACGGCAGCTTATCATCAACCACATTCGTATCAACGGACAGAACGCATCAGGGCGAACGATAGCGAGCCTAAAGGTGGAGCAGCCCAGCGAGGAAGAAACCATCCTCTGGGGGCACAAGCCATTCGGGGTTCTCGAAACCGGACGAAGGTCAGGCAAGATACCCTACGGCTTTGCTGGCATCATCCGGCAGTGGATGAAGGACAAGGGACTGCACGGCAGACCTATCCCCTACAAGACCGACCGGGCACACAAGTACACTCCACAAGAGCGTGGCGACATGAGCATGGCAGGAGCCATCGCCCACACCATCGCAAACAAGGGTTCTAAACTGCACCGGACTGGCGGCAGGGCTGACGTATACAGCAACGTTGTGCCCGACACAATGAAACGGCTCGGACAGCGACTTATTTTCTTAATCCACCAGTCGGTGGGAAGTATCAAACTAAACAATGAGACGGTATGAGACAGACAGTGAACAACGGATATTCTTTTTTCTACCCCGATGAAGTATACTTTGCATTTTTGCCTTGCATTATCAAAGCAAGTGGAAGTAACCTTTCGTGGATTGAGGTAATAATCAGATGTGGCAACAAGGAACGAGCCTACAATGTGGAGGCGTTCAACAGTGAGTGCATAACAGACTTCAAGACATACGTGCAAGCTCTTTTTGACGGACGTATCAATGCAGCCTATGATTGGACAATAAACTATGATTCCAGCGTTCTAAACCTTCTAGTGGGCATCGAGGTCAACGTATACGATGACAGAGACGAACAGCTTGCGAGCATCGACTTCACCACGAACATGGTTTGGGGCGCACCAAAGTATGGGGAGACCTGGAACGGCTACAAACGTATTACATGGTTTACTCATTATCCGTTCACCTTTGGCATATACTTAAGCAAGTTGAACGCAAACCTACTAATCGGTTACGAGGGAGCACCAAATAAGCTACTGAAGATTCCGGTTAACGGTATGGTGGACTTCTACGCAGGCATATTGCCTAGTGGTGCAAAATACTGGAACATATACGATTATGATGGAGAGATTCAGCAGGGAACGTTTGACAATACTTTCGACCTTACTTTCAGATTAACCACCGGAGGTAAGCAGTCACTATTGTTACGCATCGACAGAGACGATGCTGAGAGTGGTATCTATCTGCGTTGGATTGACCGGCACGGATTCATCCGCTATTGGCTCTTTGCGGCTGGGGAGGAAACGAGGGAGATAGCCAGCGACCTGAGTTTCATACGCAACAATTTAGCCGATTATCTATACGGCTACTATGGCGATAATGGAAGAAGGCAGGGATACGAGCGTACGGATTCAATCAAACTTTGTGCTCCGTTGGTTGACAGTGATACGTTCGATATGCTACAAGACCTAGCCAGCAGCCCGGTCGTTGACATGTACCTAGGGGGAGACTGGACGCAAGAGGAAGACATGTGGATGAGCGTAACAATCAAGGCAGGAAGCTACACGAAGAGCACAGCTTGCTTGCAGGATTTCGTGTGCGAAATGATTATTAACAACATTAACGTTCAGAGACTATGATAGACCAGCAACTTTACATTGACGGTGTTTTGATGGACTTGCCGGAGAACACCGATGTGGTGCTCGACATCAAGAGCAACCTTTTTCGTGACGTCACGAAAATGACCTCGAACTACACGTACACCATCCAGTTGCCACGGACGGTGCACAATCTTTCAGTATTGCAGCAAGCGGACAGACCGAAGAGCGGCAGCAGATACCCCTATATTTTCCATAAGTGCAGTTATTTCCGTGGAGGTGTGCAAATTATCAAGGACGGACGTTTGAACGTTCTGAGCATCGAGGAAAATATCGAGGTCTCAATCTATTGGGGTATAATGCCAGCGTTCACGAAGCTACTAGAGAGCGGAATGAAACTGAACGAACTGGGAGTGACAGACAGAGTGCTTTTTGAAAAGTACAACACTCCAAACACCAGGGAGGAAGCCGTGAGCAATGGGATATTCTTTGCTTATTACAATCCATACCGAATTGAGAGCAAAGGTAACTTTGGCATTAATTTGGTGCAGAGGAATAAATATACCACGACACAATACTCGCCTAGCCGTGGACGCATCAGAACAGGTACAGAGGTCGGAAAGTATATAAGCGGAAATATAGAGAGCGCATCGAACATGATCTGTGCTCTTATCCCTTTCTTGCCATCATCAACGGCAAAGGTGCAAGCGCAAGGAAAGGGCGATTACAGAAGCTATGCAGTACTGGATAAGTACATGCGGGTTATATCCGTGAGCGGAGAAGATGAGACGCTGGAAGCATACACCATCAGAGGAGAGGCTAGAGCTGCATACCTCGTAGTGAATGCACCTGCCGAATATTACAGCACTCTGTCGCTATCAGTTACCGGGCTGACACCTATGCACGAAATGATAGATGGCGATAATAAGGAGGATTTCGTAGGCGATGATGTGGCGGTGGATGAATATAAAACGTCCCCAAAATTCTTGCAGCCATGTGTGACCGTAAACTGGCTATTGTCAAGGATAGCGAGGAAGTCGGGCGTATCTTTCGTTTGGCAGGATGATGAAGCAAAGAAGATGTTGAACAACCTCGTTGTGCCTATAATCAACAACAAGGCAGACGACAAGACAATCATCGGTAATCTGACCGCAGACGTTAAGAGCCGTGACGGACTGGGAGCACTTTCCTTTTCCGTCAACAACTCATTGACGTCAGTCACACCAAGCACTGGCAGCGATGTACAGAAACTGACGATAACGAAGGATTGCGAACTGACCTTTGATGTGCAAGTGCAATACTACGTCAGACATCAGTTTGAAGACGCAGCGGAGATTCAGTTGCCTATGGGCGTGAAAATGACCGTAACAACACCAAGTACCACCGGAGGTGAGGCATCCACGCAGGAATACGAGTTCGGAGATTTGAAGTACGAGGATGGACAGGTTAAGTACCCGGTCGTACTACGCAGATATGCTATCGATGGCTATCTTTATTTGCTTTCGGCAGGGACAAACACTATATCGCTAAAGAAGGACGATGTACTGACGTTTGAGACTATCATGCACGGAATAAACACAGTCAACATGCCTTCCGTTTATGGCGGCAAAATCACTGCGAGCGTCAAGAGTGGGGACAGCGTTCCGATTGGTGGAAGTTTCCCTATCGGCATAAACCTGCCTGAAATCGAGGTAACAAACTTCATTAAGTTTTTGGCTTTGATAACTGGCTCGTTCCCTAGGCAACTGACCAACAGCACGCAGGTGCAGTTTATCATGTTTACCAGAGTTTGGGCAAACAAGGCGAACGCCTACGACTGGAGCGGAAAACTCATTCCGTATGACCGCCAAGGGTCGCCACGAAAAAGCGAGTATTCCGTTTCAGACTTCATGCAACACAACCGCTACAAGTGGAAGGAAGACGAAGAGACAACCGGGGACTATGATGCAGACCTCGCAATCAGCAACCAAACTTTAGGCTACGAGCAGGACACGTGGACGCTCCCTTTTGCGGCTAGCGATGATAACCGCATACCGATAAGAACACTGGATTCTTTCGGCATGAAGAATGGTGGAGAGTATAAGGGATGCAAGGAGCGGATAATGACGCTTAGGGATGACAAGGAGCAGGCGGCACTGCGATTCGACATTGACCTTCAGAACATCTTCGATACGAAGTACAAGCAGCTTGCAGCAAGCATCGCCAAGGCGCACGTAATCACAGAGCGGCTCAATCTTTCGGACTTGGATATACTAGATTTTGACGAAACGAAGCCAGTGTACCTTGCCCAGTACGGAGCGTATTTTGCAGTTCTTGAAATAAAGACAACAAGCAGCGGATATTGTGAGGTTACAATGATAGAGTTGAACAACTAAAAGAAAAAACTATGGTAAGTGAAGACAAACAGCAGATTCTTGACATCAAGGTCAAGTACGAGGATGCAATCTATGGCATCATCAGATACAAGGAAAAGATAGACCAGTTGAAGGCAAGTATCAAGGACTTGCAGCAGCAGGAAAAAGACAAGACAATCACGACAAATGAAATGAAGGTGCAGACGGAAGCCATCAACGCAACCATCAAGGAGTACCAGTACAACGTGCGAGCCTTGCAGAAGGAAATACAGAACAATGTGCGCACAGAGAACGAGCAGGAGGGCAGCTTGAAGCAGCTGCGTGCCCAGCTTTCCAATGTCACCAAGGCTTACGATGAGATGAGCCGTGCCGAGCGTGAGAGTTCAAAGGGTCAGGAGATGCAGGAGCATATCCAAGACTTGATAGAGGAACTGAAAGAGGCTGAGGAGGCTACTGGAAGATTCCAGCGCAGTGTCGGCAGCTATTACGATTCCATGATGAAGGCGGCTGACGACCTACAGAACACCGAGTTTTTCGGTTTTGATGTTGTTAATGATACTGGAATCGGAAAGGTCATGGAAATGGGAAAGTCCGTGGAAGACCTAAGGGTAAAGTTTGGTGCGTTGAAAAATACGGCTCTTTCCTTATTGACCAACCCTTATTTCCTCGCCATGGCAGGTGTGGCTGGTGTCGGAATGGCTTTCAAATGGTTCTATGACTACAACAAGGGCATAGAGGAAGCCACACGCAAGACCATGCAGTTCACTGGGCTTTTCGGTGACGAAATGAAATCAGTGAGAAATCAAGCCTTGGCAATCAGCGAGACGTTTGGCGTGGATTTTGGCGAAACCTTGCAATCCGCAAATGTAATGAGCAAGCAGTTTGGCATCAGTGTATCAGAATCGCTAAAGCTCTTGCAAGATGGCTTTGTGGCTGGTGCGAATGCTAGTGATGGGTTCCTAGAGAACGTGAAGGAATACCCAACGTACCTGAAGGAGGCTGGATTGAATGCGGAGCAATTCGTGGCAATTTCAACCAACGCCACCAAGCAGGGAATATTCTCTGATAAGGGTCTTGACACCATCAAGGAGGGTAATCTTAGACTTCGAGAGATGACTACCGCAACAGCAGCCGCATTGGATGGCATAGGTATATCAAGCAAGAAAGTTCAGAAAGAACTGCAAAACGGTAGCAAGACCACATTCGACATCATGCAGGAGGTCGGTAACAAGCTAAAGGAGTTCCCTGCTTCATCAGCCAAGGTAGGAACAGCCATCGCAGATATATTTGGAGGTCCTGGCGAGGATGCAGGACTAAAGTACATCGAGACCCTCGGAGACATTGAGATTAACATGGATAAGGTCAAGGAACAATCCGGTGATGTTGCCAAGGCTCAGGAAAAGCAGGTGGAAGCCAACAAGCGTTTGAAGGATACCGCAAGTGCACTCTTTGACGTTACTGGTGGCGGCTTTGAAATGATGAAGGCTCAGGCGGCAACATTCGTGAGCAACCATCTAACGAAACTATTGAGGGCTATCATCAACCTTTATAACCAAAGCGTGGCATTTAGGGGATTGATTCAGTTGATAGGCTTTGCGTTTAAGTCTGTCGGACAGGTTGCCTTGCTTGCCTTCAACATCATCATAGATGCCATTAAGCTTGTTGCAAGACCAGTGAGGGGACTGTTGCAGATGTTTGAGGGCTTTTTCTCCTTTGACGTGAAGCAGATGCGAGACGGCTTCAACTCCATCTTTTCGGGTCTTGGCAATACCGTGAAGGAGGCTTGGGGAGACTTGAAGAAATTCGGCAGCGGAATGGCTGATGCTATCGTGGGTGGCATGAAGAATACTTTTAACCATGCTAACATCAAGATACCAGTCAGCGCAGATGCGCCATCCATGGCGACCGCCACAACCGACAATACAAAGCTCAAGGACGGCACTAATATCGCCAGCACTACCCCTAAGACCAAGAAGGAGAAGGCAGCAGCCGACAAGGCGGCAAAGGAGGAAGCCGAGCGCAAAAAAAAGCAGGAAAAGGAATTGCAGGCACAGATTGCACTTATCCAGTTTCAGTACAACGAGCAAGTAATGGACGCTAAGAAGCGATACCTTGCAGGCATGTACGACAACGAGCGAGACTACAGCAACGACCTCGAACAGCTGGAGAAGAACATGGTGGCTAGGAGCATTGACGCATACGTGGCGGCAGGGCAAATTGGAGCGGAAAAAGCGCAGGAAATGCAGGCAAAACTTCTCGACATCATGATAAAGGCGAAAGCAGACTTGAAGAACCAAGCAAAAGAGATTGTGGACGAAATCAACAAGGAGTTCGAGGACGCAGAGAAGGCACGCAAGGATGCGGACATCATGAACGGTGGCACTGGAGAGGAAGACGATACAGCCAAGCTGGAGAGATACAAGGCTTTCCTTCAGAGCAAGATGGACGCCTACAAGGACTATGCAGCCGTGCAGGAGCAGCTGCAGAAGGATTTGAGCGATTCCGAAGTCAAGGAGCAAGAGGAAGCCAACAAGAAAAAGGCAGCTTTGCAGGAAGAGCAACTGAAAATGATGAGTGACATGATACAGACTATGGGAGACGGTCTGTCCGATTTCTTCGAGAGCGAGGATAAATCGCTGCACTCCTTCCTTAAATCGATGCTGACATCAATACTTGATGCAATCGAGATAGCAGTTAACGCTTACTATGCACAGATCCTGGCGAAGGAGATTGCAAGCAAGTCGTGGGGAGGTGTTGCGAGTGCAGCAGCATTAATGGTACTTATCAAGGCAGCCTTTGCAGGAGCAAAAGCACTCGTCAAGGGCTTCTCCACTGGTGGCTACGTCCAAGGCTCTGGAACCGGAACGAGCGACAGCATCCCGGCAAGGCTTTCCAATGGCGAGAGCGTAATGACCGCCAAGGCGACGTCTATGTTCAGCCCTATATTATCCGCATTCAACCAGCTGGGAGGTGGCGTTCCTATCGTAGTAAACAACGGAGGCAGCAACATCGGCATGGATATGCTGGCGGCAGCTGTAGCAAGAGGGTATCAGATGGCTCCTCAGCCAGTAGTGAGCGTGGAGGAGATAAATCGAACCCAGCGGAGAGTGCAGACGATAGAGAATATCGGCAGGCTCTAATGTTGCAGTTATTTAATCAAGATTTGCGTTCTGAGCGGTTTTCGCTTGAAGGTGGTAAAGTTACACACCCAAGGCAATAAAAGCCGCTTAGAGCGCAAAATTTGGGCTTGTTTAGAAAAATTAACTGCTTATGAGATAAACATATCGGAAAATATCGTATCTTTGCAGCGTTTTTAAAACTTAAAAATCACGATTCAATGGCAAAACTCAGAATATACAACGACATCGACAGCCAAGACAACAAGTTCTGGTATCAATGGTGGGGAGGCGACTGCGTATGTTTCCAGGATATAGATGCTTTTGCAGCAAGCATACCGAAAGACGATGATACCATCGATATGCGCATCTTCTGCAATGGCGGCTCGGTGGTTGAAGGCTGGGCAATCTACGACAGACTGCGACAGAGCGGCAAGAAGATTTCCTGCACCGTGGAGGGCAAGGCAGCATCTATGGCAACAATCATCATGCTTGCAGCACCAAAGGAGAGCCGCAAGGCATACGAGAACGCTGCCTTCCTGCTGCACAATCCGTGGGTTCCTGGCTGGGGGTTGGGCGACCAGCTGAACGCAAAGGACTTGAAGAACCTGGGCGAGGAAATGCAGATGTGGCAGGATAAGATGGTGGACGCATACGTAGAGCGGTGCGAGTGCGATAGGGAAGAGATTCAAACCCTGATGGATAAGGACATCTTTATCAACACCAGCGAGGCTTTGCGCCTAGGTCTTATCAGCAGCACCGTTCCAGCACTCAGCGCAAGCGCATCGAAACGCAACATAGAAAATTTCATTAATTCAAAACAAAAAAATCCAAAAGCAATGGAGAAAAAGACAGAAGTAAAGGCTTCTCTCCTCGACCAGATTCTCGCCAAGTTGGGCGTGAAGACACTGGAGGAAGCAGAGCAGGCGGTGGCAGAACCACAAGCCAAGGCAGAGCCAAAGGCGATGGAACTCAACACAGCAGACGGACAGACACTGACCGTTGAGCGTGAAGAGGGAGATCCGCAAGTTGGCGACAAGGCAAGTCCGGACGGAACGTTTGAAATGCCCGATGGCAAAACAATCGTTGTCGAGGACGGTGTAATTACCGACATTCAGACCGCAGACAACACCGACACGGACGACACCGACAATGAGGGCGGTGAAGGCGGTGAGGGAGGCAGCGCATCAAGCACTGACGACACCCAAGCAAAGTTGCAGCAGCAGGTATCAGCACTCAAACAGCAGTTGAACGACACCAAGGCACAGCTGGCAGGCGCACAGAAACTCGCAAAGAGCAAGGAAGACATGCGCATCCTGAATGCCGTGAAGATGGCAGGCGGTGCTGAGAAGGTGCTGGCAGGCTACAGCAGCCACTACCAGCCAGCACAGCGACAGCCAAGCGGCAAGGGCGCAGGCGACAACGTGAACCCAGTCGAGGAAGGTAAGAACGCTATCAAGGAGAGACTTGCCAAGCTCCACAAAAAGGGCAAGAAGTAATAAAGTATTAACCCATTAAATCAAAAGAATAATGGCAGGATTTACAAAACAGCAGCTCGAGAACCTTAAACTCGAGCCGGAAAACCTCGCAAGCATCAAGGATGCAGTGCAGGAAACCTTCTACAACGATGAAGACTTCTCTTCATTCGTGAACATCCAGAAGGTCAAAGAGAAAGACCCTATCGCTCTTCTCGGAGAGATGGAAATGGTAGGTAAGAAGGGTGGCGGTTGCGACCCTACCTATGAGGAGAAGGGTATCGCAAATTCTCAGAAGCGTTGGGAACTCGGACAGTGGGAAATCCCTCTCAAGATTTGCTACGAGGCATTGAAGGGAACCATCGCAGAGTATTCGTTAAAGACTGGTACAGCCATTGGCGACCTCACCAGCACCGACTTCATGACCATCTATGCAGATGCACTCCAGCGAGCCATGCAGCAGATGATTTGGCGTTTCGGCTGGCTTGGCGACAAGGAAGCAACACTGGCAAGTGAAGAAGGTGGCGGTGGCGGCAAGCTGACGGCAGGCTTAGATGTCAGTAATTTCAACGTCTGCGATGGTCTGTTCAAGCGCATCTTTACAGCCACAGCGACAAAGAACCATACCACCATCGCAGCCAACAGCGAGACCACGGCAGCATTGCAGATTTCTGCATTGCGCAAGAGTGGTGCGGCTACTACACTTGTAGACACCATTTTGATGGATGCAGACACACGTATCGTTGACGACAGCGATGCCGTATTGCTCATGACACGCTCGCTTGCTGACGCATTGACCTACGACCTCAAGAAGACCTACCACGACATTATGCCATGGGAGAAGTTGTTCGATGGCTTCGAAGTAGCGACCTACAACGGAGTGAAGATTGCACGTGTCGGCATCTGGGACAGAATGATTAAAGCATACGAGAAGGGCGCAACGACAGTCAACCTTCCACACCGTGCGGTATTCTGCAACCCTAAGCACCTTATGATTGGTACAGACGCAGACAATCTCATCAGCGACCTCGACATCTGGTTCGACAAGAAGGAGCGCAGAAACTATCTCTATGCTACCGGTAAGATTGGCACGGCTCTCCTTGAAGAGGACATGATCCATGCAGCTTACTAATCGCTCCAAATTTTCAGTTTAGTATTAAGTTATTTTTGACAATCCTCAACACCCACAAAACGGTGTTGGGGATATAACAATTAAAAACGAATTAATATGGCAACAACTTGCGAGAGCCTTATCGCCCAGGACATCATCATCCCTTGCGAAGACCAAGTAACAAAGGGACTGGAGGGCGATGGACTTATCATCAACCGAGACGACATTGACTTCACCAAGTCCGTTGTAGCGGGCAATACAATTAAAACATTGGTTTTGAAGACTGGCAAGAAAGCATACGCTATCCGGCAGGAAGGCAGCAAGCCATTCACTGGAACCAAGACCGAACTGACCGTTGGCACGTATCGCAACAGCTGGAAGAACACAGTGGCAGTCGTTGTATTGGCAAACACACCTGACGTTTGCGCAAATATCATTGACGGACTGGCGAACGGAAAGTTCGTTATCATCCTTCGCAACCTATCAAAGGGAGCAGACGGAAAGGCAGAGTATCAGGTGTTCGGATATGCGCAGGCACTGAAGGCAAGCGCAGGCGAGAACGACAAGTACTCTGACGACACGGAGGGCGGCTGGCTCATCACGCTGGAAGAGGAGAGCGTACCGAAGGCAGCTTATTTCTTCTTCGACACAGACAGCGAGACCACGGCAGCAAAGTACGCCAGTCTGACAACAGCCGTAGGAGGTTAAGCCATGACCTACGAGGAAGCAACAGCCAAGGTCGAGGAGTTGAAGGCACGTTTCGACAGTCCCTTTGATGCAACCGACAAGGCAGTAATCGAAACTCTATATTTCGAGGTAACACGGAAGCGGTTTGTCCCGACAACCTGCCAGCAGTGTTACCACGATGCTTTGATTGAAATTTATCTAAAACTCAAAAAAGAAAAGGCAATGCCAAAAACATGTAATTACGCTATGAAGGCAGGTTTTATCATTTCCTGCCCGGACTTCTACCATGGTAAGATTTTCACTAATGAGAACCTGACCGACAAGGTAGCGCATGAATATCTGACGAAGTACCCACACATGGAAAGCTACTTTCAGAAGATACCCAGCGATGAACTCATCGAGAACAAGCAGCAGCCAGAAGACATCGACAGCGGTGCAGATGATACAGCAGGGAAAGATCCTGCCGCCAAAGCAGCAGGCAGCGACAAGAAAAAAGACCTCGACCAAGCCGAGAAAGCAGGCAAGGAAGAGTGACAAAACAACAAGTAAAACGACACAAGCAATATGAACGTCAAGACAGTTAAAAAGCCAAAGCGAAGGGTTGATGTTAGCTATGTCAGCCGATTCAAGATGCAGGCATACGGATATGATAATCTATATCCGCAGAACCTCGCACGCATCACGGAAGCAAGCGGAACGGCAATGCTGTGCCTTAACCGCTACGCCCGATTCATTGAGGGCTACGGCTTCGATAGCGATGTTATCGCAGCGTTAGCGATGAACCAGCAAGGGGACACGGCAGACGATTTACTGCGGAACGTAGCGCAAGACCTCGCACGCTTTGGAGGCTTTGCCCTTCATGTAAACTACAACGTTCTAGGGCAGGTGTCGAGCGTGAGCCACGTACCCTTTGAAAATTGCCGACTGGAAGAGACGGACGACAAGGGGAGCGTGGCGCACGTCTTGCTGCATCCAGACTGGGAGCAGAAGAAAACGAGGAACGGAAAGCGGTTGATGGTGAACGAGAAGACTATCGAGCGCATCAACGTCTTCAACCCCGACCCCGACATCGTTCTTGAACAGATTGAAAACGCAGGAGGCATCGACAGCTACAATGGACAGGTTCTGTGGCAGAGCCTAGACGGACAGTTTATCTATCCGACAGCCAGCTACGATTCAGCCATCACGGAGATTTCGACCGATGAGGGACTGGGAAACGTGAAGATGCGAAACGTCCGCAACAACTTCCTCGTATCGTGTATGCTCGTAACTAAGAAGGGCGTGCCCAAGTTCGATGAGAAAGGCGAAGAGGTGGAGAGCGGACAGATGATTTCCGATGAAGACCTTTTGCAGTTTCAAGGGGACGAGAACACAGCGAAGATTCTTGCGGTCGAGGTGGAGAACGAGGAAGACGAACCGAAGGTTGTGGCTTTCCCTACGAAGAACTTCGACAAAGAGTTTTCCGTGACAGACAGCAGCGTTATCGAACGCATCTACGCACAGTTCCATCAAGAACTCTTCTACTCAATCCGTATTGGCAAGCTGGGATTCAGCGGACAAGTTATGCAGGACGCTTACGAATACTATGCAGGCGAAGTGACGACCGAGCAGCGTTTCATCGAGCGAGCCTTCAAGAAGATTTTCGATAGCTGGCACGGCCCAGCCATTCAGAACCTAGACCCCAAGCTGCAGCCGTTGAAGTATATCAGCAGCGAGGTGGCAGGGAACAACACGATAGATTAATTGATTGAGCCTATGGGAGGACAGACAAGAAAACAACTTATCACGGTAGACCAGTTCCGAGAACTGGCACGACCGACTAGCGCACACCTAGATGAGGATGGTGTTAACGCATACATTCGTGAATGCGAAGATGCGAACATCATACCAGCCATCGGGTGGGAGCGGTTCAAGGCAGCGACCGAGCAGGGAGAGTGGGGTGATTCGGTATTGCCCGATTTCCAGCCTGCAACTTTCCTGGACGGTGGCGAATACACCATCAAGAAGGAGGGCGATTGCAGCCAAGACAAAACCAAGGTGCAGAAGTACACCAGCGGAATACGCAAGGCACTCGCTTATTTCACGTATGCGAGACTTTTTCGTGCCGATGGCACAATTATAAGCCGAGCAGGTGGAATGCGCCACAGAGACGATTATTCAGACCATGTTCAAGATGTTTCGAGCAACAAGCAATACAACGACATCATGGATATGGCAGAAAGATATTTATCAGATGCACTCGAATACCTAAAACACTTCACCCCGAAAGGGGAAGTGAAGGCACAGCGAGGAACGAGGGCGCATGTTCACGCAATAGGAGATTAAAGCGTATGGCAGACATAACTATCAAGACAATTTCGCAAATGCGAGATGTCGCTCAAAAGGTCAAGAACGAGACTGAAGTCGGTGGTAATACCGCAGACCGTATCGGAGGGCTTTTCGAAGACATACTAAATCATGTCGAGCAGCATGAAAACAGTCTTGTCGTCCTTGGAGAGAAAGAATACAATTCAATCAACAAGAAGGAAGACAAGATTTATTTTGTCTATGAGGAGGAATAGGGATGATTAGGGCATTTGGGCATGACATCGCTATAATACTAGCCAAGGGCAGGATTATTGCAGCAGTATATCAAGGTACGAAACTAGTTTGGCAGGCGGTTCGCTCTTGCTTCGGGAGTGGTCGTTGGATAGATTCGAAACCATGGATAGATAACGAAGGGTGGAAAAACAAATAAAATTATAAACAATGGGAAAAGTTTTTGACAATCCAATAACTCTAGACACTGACTGGGGAGGTGATGCTAGTACAGGAAACCTTCCAGTGTCAGGCAGACGAGTTCAGGAACTCATCAAGAATACCTTCACCAAGAAGGGTGGATGCGTACAAATTAAAGATAAGAAGTTTTTGCAAATATTCGCAGACGAAGCATCCATGAAAAAGTATAATTCCGACACGGAAAAGTACGAAGATTTAGTTGTATCGCAAGTTCAGCTTCCGAACACCGGAGCTACACAAGCGACAATGAAAAATACGATATTAGCCGCACCTAGCGAGTATACGACCGCTGGGAGTGCAGAGACTTTTAAGTTTAAGTATTTGTCTTATTACGAGAATGAGGATGACCTTTCTCAGGTTAGCGGTTCTTGCACGGTCTATGTTGCAGGTACGCAGCGTGAGAGAATAACCTTGCGCTCTGGTAATACATACACTATAGACGTAACTAAGTACATCGGGGAGGACGTAACCGAGATTAGATTTACTATAGACAATGCAGAGGGAAGTTCTAGAAGCTATGTTTATGAAGTGACGATGGTCAACCTTATGGTATCTTCCAGCTTCGACAGCGTGGCTGCATACGATGGTGTTATCCCTTTCGTTTACACCCCTATCGGCAACATCAAGAAGACCGTCCACATTATTTTGGACGGCAAGGAGATACACCAAGAAGAAACTGATGTCAACAACCGTCAGCAGACTTTTGATATTCCAGCGCAAGCGCACGGAGCGCATAGCCTGGAAGTTTATCTGTCCGCATCCTTGCAGGGTTCGGAACTGGAGAGTAATCACCTTAACTTTGCGCTCGTCTGTATCGAGCAAGGAAACGAGACCCCAATCATCGCTAGCACCATGGAACATATATACATGAAGCAGTATGAGACGGTTTCCATTCCTTTTGTGGTCTACGATCCACTGAACAACCCAGCAGACATTGCCTTGAAGATTAACGATTCCATCGTGGCAACCCGAAAGGTTGACCGCACACAGCAATCGTGGGTATACAAGTCGATGAGCCAAGGCGACGCCACCATGACGATAACTTGCAGAAGTGTAAGCAAGACATTCCCATTGGCTGTAGACAAGTCTTCTATCACATCAGAGGCAGAAACTCAGAACCTCGAGTTGTTCCTGACATCGCAGGGAAGGAGTAATCAAGACACAGACAGAGAAACATGGGAGAACAACGGAATTGCGGTTTCGTTCTCCGAAATGAACTACATAACCAACGGATGGATAGTCGATAAAGACGGCAACACAGCCATGCGATTGAGCGGTGGAGCGGCAATGACCATTCCTTTGAAATTATTCTCCAAGGACATCAGACAGACTGGCAAGACCATAGAGATTGAGTTTGCTGTTCAACAAGTGATGGACTACGAAGGTGTTGTTCTCTCTTGTCAGCAGGGCGGCATTGGTTTGCGACTGACACCGAACACAATATCCCTAACCTCGGAGCAGTCCACACTGGAGACCAAGTACAAGGAGGATGAGCGAGTGCGTGTGTCCTTCGTGGTTGAAAAGCGAGCCAACAACCGATTGATGCAGATTTATATCAACGGAATCAAGTCGCAGTCACTGCAATACCCAGCCAATGACGGATTCGTTCAGCCATCGCCAGTGGACATAACCGTAGTATCATCGACAGCCACAATAGACATCTACAACATCAGGAGCTACTCTAACAACCTCAACGCACAGCAGCTACTGGATAACTATATTGCAGATATGGACGATATAGACAAGAAACTGGCTATTTTCAACCGCAATCAAGTTTATGATGCATACGGCAATTTGAGTTATTCTAAGATGCTGGAGCAGATACCTTGCCTTATCATTACTGGCGAGTTATCGCAGTTTAAGGGAGACAAGAAAACCGTGAACATTGAGTACGTTGACAAGAACCATCCAGAGAAGAGTTTTACTGCCGATGGTGTTGTCTTGAACGTGCAGGGTACATCTTCCCAGTACTACCCACGAAAGAACTATAAGGGGCAGTTTAAGAAGGGTTTCAATATGACAGAGAGCGGAAAGCATCAAGACATGTTCACGCTAAACGAGGAGGCAGTGTTGCCAGCAGCAAATTTCTGCTGGAAGGCTGACTTTGCCGAGAGCAGTGGCACACACAATACTGGTTTAGCTAACTATATCGGGTGGATGCTTCTGCAAGCAGGTATTCTTACCGAGCCACAGAAGAAGAATGCATTGATACGTACAACAGTATACGGAGAACCATGTTTGATTTTCCACAGAAGCAAGGCAGGTGATACACCTCTGTTCATCGGCAAGTACAATTTCAACACCGACAAGAGCGCAGAGAACACATTCGGCTTTGCAGAGGGGGATGAATCGTGGGAGTTTCTGAACAACACCAGCGACCGCTCGAATTTCCGTTCGGCAGACTTTTCAGATGATGGCTGGAAGCACGATTTCGAGAGTCGTTATCCAGATGGAAACGAGGATATTTCTCACATGAGAGAAGTGTTCACTTGGGTGGTTTCATGCAAGGACGATATAGAGAAGTTCAAGGCAGAGTTCGCTGAGCATTTCGACAAGAAGACGATAATTTTCTACTACATCATCACTTTGGTTTTCGGAATGGTTGACCAAAGAGCGAAGAACCAGTTCCTGACATTTTATGTTGGTGGAAAGTGGATTTTTATCTTCTATGATAATGATACGGTCTTCGGTATCAATAACGAGGGCGCAATACAGTTTAGCTATGATATAGAAATACATGACATTATCGGTAACTTGAATGTATGGAACGGTGCAAACTCCTTGCTTTGGGAGCTTGTGGAGCAGGCTTTTTCTTCCGACATCACGAAGATGTACCAAGACTTGCGTCAGAAGGGCATTTTAAGCTACGACAAGATTATCGATTTCTGCAACACAAGACAGAGCGACAAGTGGTGCGAGAGCGTCTACAATGAGGACGGGTACTTCAAGTACGAATCGCCTTTGATTGACGGATATACGGACTATTCTACTGGAACTGCGCAGACCGTGAAGACTGGTGCGTTTCTCTATGCCCTCCAAGGTAGCCGAGATGCACACAGAAGATGGTGGCTCTACAACCGATTCAAGTACATGGATTCAAAGTTCCAGGCAGGCTCTTCGTTGTCTGACTACATTACTTTCCGAACATATACACCGAGTGTGTGGGCAGGTGTTGAGCCAAAGGCAGACATCACCATCGGTGCGTTCTCGGCAATGTATGGGACTATTCGCTGGGGTAGCGTGACCAAGAGTGAGAGAATGCGAGAGGGAGAAGTGAAGACTATCACTGCACCTGCTGGCATCAAGTTCAACGACACCGAGACCATTATCTACAATGCTTCTATGATTAAGACTATTGGCGACTTGTCGGCTTTATACGTTGGCACAGTTGATGTATCTAAGGCAACGAATATCACGGAGTTAATTATCGGTTCTTCCAAGGCAGGCTATCAAAATCAAAACTTCAGCGTTCTCTCACTGGGCAACAATGCGAAGTTACGCAAGCTGGACATTCAGAACTGTCCTAACTATACAACAAGCATTGACGTGAGTGGTTGCGAGAACATAGAGGAAGTGTATGCGAAGGGAACGAAGGCTACAGCCGTGAATCTTGCTGAGGGTGGTGTGCTTAGAATTTTGGAACTCCCAGCCACCATTACCAACTTGACTTTAAAGAACCAGCCGAAGCTTGGTACTGGTCTATCAGTCGATTCGTGGGCAAACGTAACCACGCTTGTTATAGAGAATTGCCCGAATATCGAGCCACTAGACATTGCCGAGAAAATCCTTTCCTCGGACAATGCACTCGTATATGTAAGATTCACCAACATCAATGCACAGAAAGCCAATTTCGCGATACTCAACAAGCTGTCGAACATCAAGGGTGTCGGAGACAATGGGGAGTACACTTCAATCGCATATTTGAGCGGAAAATATACTGTGCTTAAAGCTACTGAGGAAGATATCGAGAGAGTGAAGAGCATTTTCCCTCATTTGACAATCACAGCAAGAACCGTACTGAGAACCATATTTGTCACATTCAAAGTGACAAGTCAATATGGAGCAATAAAAGGAGCGACCGTAGAAATCAATGACTTGATATACGACCTTTCTTCTGGAACGGCAAAAGTGCCATTAGCCGAAGGAGAACTCTACGATTACGTTATCCGATATAGTGGAGGCGAAGATACAGGAACCGTTCGTCCTAGTTCGGACACGACAATATCAAAGTCGTACAATATTGAATTTGACATAATGACGTTGAAGCCAGAGCCTAATGGAAAGATGCAAGTTTTGTTGACTGGTAACTCTGTGTCTATAACTGCTTCAGGTGGTTCTGTCAATATAGATTGGGGAGATGGAAGTACAAGCAATGAAGGCTCACATACTTATACGGATGGTAATGCTTTTCATAATGTATCTTTGGATTCAGTCGAAGAAAAAAATGCACAGGTAACATTTGGAGAAGGAGACATAGTAGCCTTTTGGACGGTTGGAAATACACCTATAGGTGTAAGTATGCTAATTGGACAACGTAAATTGGAGTATGTAAGTGAAGACGTATGTCTCAATTCATTAGATATATCAGGCTTCTTTTATAAATGTACTAAGCTAAAGGAAATACCAAAGTCCGTTTTTATCTCAAATGGGAATTCTACTACTCTTAAGCGTTATGACGGTTATGAAAAAGGACTTTTTGGAATTTGTTCTGGGCTCAAGTCTATTCCTGCCGGATTGTTTGACAATTTTAAAAATGTAAAGTATGCCACCGAGGCTTTTGAAGGATGTTCAACAATAGAGAGTGTTCCACGTGGATTGTTCGACAAGATGGAAAAACTAACTGAAATTGATAAAGATAGCTCTGGTTATGGAAATGTTTATGGAATTTTCACGAGGTGTAAATCGTTAAAAGAAGTTCCATTTGACATCTTCGACAAAAATCCTATAGGTATATTTGACGGAACATTCGCATATACTAAATTGACTGTTGGTTTACTACCAGTCAGCTTAAAGAATCCAGGTGCATATCATAAGAAAGTTTACTATGGGTGCCTGATAGAAAAAATCATAGGAAGAACAGAGACACCAGCAGCAATAGATTCAGAATGCATTCCTTCTAGTGTGTTGAAGATTTACGTCCCAGATTCCGCAATTGACACATACAAGGCGGCGACGAACTGGAGTGACTACAAAGATAAGATTGTCGGTTGGAGCGAGTTGACGGACGAGGAGAGACAGAAGTATGGATTAACAATATAAACGATTAGGATATGAAGATAGACAAAGACAACGACAAGCACATCATCGCTGATGATGGCAAGACGTTCGAGCGCATCGCAGATGGCACGAACTATGGAAAAGAGATTTATCTAGGGTATTCGTATTTCATTGGTGGGGAGAAGTTGGACGTTCCCCACCTTGACACGCCCGAGGACTTCCGGGAGGTTGACGAGCCAAAGGAAGATGAACAAAAAGAGAACAGAGATGAATGAACTATAAGTCTCTGAGTTTAGAAACTTAAAAAATAGATATATGAAGAAGAATAAGAAGCAATTACATGAAGCACTTGCAGTGCTTCTTACTAAATTATCATCGGCAAGGGACAATCCCTTGCTGATGGATAACTACGTTACGAAAGCCTTGCGCACTGTTCTTTTGGATTTTAAGGAATCGGGCGAGCTTCACGAAGCATACAAGGAGCAGATACAATCCACGCTGGATAGTGACAACCCCTGGGTAGCTATGATGATGAAGTCAATTGGCGCAGATCCTTCTATTAAGAAGAGCATGACCGATGAAGCCATTGATGGAATGATTGATTCTATGTTAGGCAACGATTAAAACATTTTATTATGAATGACAAGGAGAAAGAACTATGGCGAGTTATAGACAACGTAATCAAGTGTTGTGCTATTGAACTTCAGAACGGAGAGTTGAGCATTACGAGAGAAGACGTTCTCGGCAAGTCGAGAGCAGAAAACCTCGTAATGACACGATGTATGGTCGTTGAGCAGATGATACACGCAGGATTCAGCATAACGACCATTGCGACCGTATTAAACCGCACCGTTCCAGCAGTGAGACATCTTTGCAAGATGGCTTACACTTATCTCAGCACGTCTCGAGTTTATCGACTTGCCACGGCACAAGCGACCTTGCTAAACAAGGACGTAGAGCCGATTTGCATTTAAGAAACAAAAAGAAAATAACCAAAAGCGTTCTTTGACAATAATTCGATAAATACCCCTGCACTAACTTTTTGGAGCGAGCCAAAAATCAGAGTAACTTTGCAGCGGATTCCAATATTTGGTTTCCGTAACGTAATTAACTCAAAATTTTATGGCAGACACTATCGAAAAAGTTTATTGCACTGGGGACGGTGGCAATGACAACCTAGCAGCAGCCTTGCTCGCTAGAGGTAGAGACAATGATCCAGCGACTATGCTGGCAGCAATGAACGGTGGTATGGGTGGAGGTTGGAACAACCCTTTCGCCTACATGATGATGTTGGGAATGTTCAGATTCATGTACGGTGATGGCTGGAACGGACAGAACGGAAACGTTCAGCGTTCCGAAATCCAGTCTCAGATCGACAGCCTTCGCACTCAGATGAGCGACAACCACAACAGCGACTTGCTGATGGGAGCAATCCAGGGCAACAACCAGGACTTGAAGACACTTGCAGCTAACTTGAACTGCGACTTCAACGCATTGCAGTCTTCTGTTTGCGGCATCCAGGCAGGCATCCAGCAGATAAGCGGACAAGTTGGTTATTCGGCAGAGCGAGTAATCAATGCTATCTCGCAGGGTAACTTGCAGATGATTATGGCACTGAAGGACTGCTGCTGCCAGACCCAGCAGAACATCATCAAGATGGGCTACGACAACCAGCTCGGGCAGAAGGACATCCAGAACTCAATGCAGCGAGGATTCGATTTCAACAACCGCAGCATAGAGCGAGGCTTCTCGGCACTAGGCTATCAGATGCAGCAGGATAAGTGCGACATCATCCGCTCGAACCAAGACAACACCCAGCGAGTTATCGATGTACTGAACAATCACTGGCAGCAGGATTTGCAGCAGCGGTACAACGATGCACGCCTGGAGTTGAGCCAGCAGAGACAGAACGCTGAACTTATTGCAGCGTTAAAGACCACCACAACCACCACTGGAGCGTAGGCGGTCTGAACAAAATCTATCAAGGGGCAACTCGCTGTTCTATCAGTGAGACCCCTTTTTGTCTATTTATCGAATTATTTTAAAAGAGCGCATCATGGAATTTAAGAATATACAAAGAAATCACCCGGTCTATCTGCTAGACAAGCAGACGGTGGAAGTTAAGGAAGGCAAGGTCGTAGACAACCAGCCGCACATCAACACTGGCATCGCAACCATTTCCAGCAGCGGACAGCCAATGCGAGACGTAACAATCGAGGTAGAGGGAAAGCAGACCATCTACACCATACCCGAACACCTCGGAGTTACCTTTGCAGGCGAAACCGTACTGGCAACCGACAAGGCAGACCTTTTGCCCGAAGTCGGGAAATTGGTAAATGAAGCCGATGAGATAATCAAGGCATACGAGCCAAGCAAGGAACGGAAAGCCAAGGGCGAAGAACTTCTTGCAGCTTTGAACCCGGCAATCAAGGAGAAGCAGGAAACCGAAAAGCGTTTCAAGGCACTTGAGGGCGATATAAGCGGCATTCGTGGCATGGTTAAACAGTTACTCGACAAACTAGGATAGGAGGGCGCACAATGAAGAAAATTATCGTTTTGCGCCATTCTTGCGATAGCGAGGAAGAGCGACACCAGCACCAAGAGAGCGACATCATCCACAGCTTACCATACGAGAAGGCAGCAAAGGTACTCATGGAAGCCAGCGGATATGTGGCATACGTTGCCAAGCACGGCTACCACTTCACGAAACAGCTAGCAATCAAGGCAAGCGAGCAGATGGAGAACGTAGACGGAACGAGCCACCGATGGACTGTAGACGAAATCCGGCAGGCGACAAACAACGAGATAATCTCCAAGGGCGCAACCATCGGAGATATCCTCTATTTGGCAAATATGGCTTATGCGGACTTCTACCCGAAGGTAATCAAGACCGAGAGCGACTGCGTACAGTATGCTATTGCCGTAGCCAGTGATCCGGACGGATACGAGGGTATGGCATTCTGCAGGTGGACGGCAGACATCATCGGGAAGGGCGTGACCATCGACTGGGAGAAATTGGAATAACCAAAAAAAATAAATTGATATGAGCGAAGTATTTCACGATTTTCAGGTGCACCACCTTTATCTGTGCGCCCTAGTAATTTTTATCTGTTTTGCTACAATTCTGATAGCGATGACAATTGACCTGATAGCAGGCATACAGAAGGCGAAGGAACTGCATGTTGCAAGAACGTCAACCGGGTTGAAGAAAACGTGCGACAAGGCAAAGAAGTATTTTCCTACATTTCTCATCGCTGCGCTTATGGACGTAGCTACGTGCATCATATCTCCCTTCCCTATGTTCGCCATCGCCTGGACGGTATATCTGCTTTTGTGCGAGTTTAAGAGTATCCGGGAGAAGGCATACGAGAAGGCTGAGATACGCAAGCAGGACCGCACGATGCAGGTAATACTGGAGAATAAGGACGAGATTGCGAAGGCGGTTGTCGAGATAATGCAGGAAGGTCGAAAGAAAGGAGGAGATAATGAGGATAACTAGAGCGCAACTTCTAAAGGTAATGCCGAATGCAGGCAGCAGGGCAGACACCTACCTTCCAATCATCAACGGATGGGCAGAGCATTTCCACATCAACACCCCACTAAGGATGGCGCACTACCTCGCACAGATTGCCCATGAAAGCGGAGAGTTGAGATATACCAAGGAACTGGCAAGCGGCAGAGCCTACGAGGGCAGGAAAGACCTCGGAAACACCCAGCAGGGCGATGGCGTGAAGTATAAGGGCAGGGGATTGATACAGATTACCGGGCGAGCCAACTACCGGAAGTATGCAAATTATTGCGGCTTCGATGTTGTGAACAGTCCCGAACTTCTGGAGCGTTCTCTGGGAGCAACGAAATCCTCGATGTGGGTATTCGACACCTTCGGCTGCAATGAGTTGGCAGACCAAGACAACTTGAAGGCTATCCGCAGAAAGATAAACGGAGGGTACAACGGACTGGCAGCCTGCGAGAAGTATTTGAAGCGAGCCAAGGAAGCCTTGAAAATCAAGGTGCTTGCGTAATAAACACATCAATCTAAAGTTTATAAAGTATGGAAAATTCAAGAAAAGGGCGAAATTTGCGTTCTGTGGCGTTATTTCTCGCCATGCTTATAATTACCCCACTTTTGATTTTGGGCTGTTCCTGCGCTAAAACAGCCGCAAATAACACGGTTTATCACGACAGCACACACACCAGTGCAAGACGTGACAGCGTGAACCAGCGACAGATCCACTGGCAGGACACCCGGCAGCACGACAGCTTATTCAAGCAGGACAGCGTGCTGGTGTACATCAAGGGAGACACCGTAATAAAGGAGCGGTGGCACAACCTTACGACCACAAGATGGAAGACATCGACCAAGACGGACACCATCGTAGGCGATACCTATGTTTTCGTGACCGACACCGTGAAGGTCAAGTATTACGTGAACCGATACAAGACCAAGGAGGTAGAGAAGCCAGTGAGCACATGGCACAAGATAAGATTATTCATTGGCGATTGCGTATTGCTATTCCTGGCACTCGTTGCGGTTTGCTGGATAAAGGAGCGCATTAAGAAGAGAGTTCAATAGGTTCAATCATAATATCAATCTTTAAAAGGGCAGGAAGCGCAGGAGAGCGTTTTTCTGCCCATTTTTTGTGCGTAGAACACTTTTCATTGAGAGAAAAGGGGTAGGGGTTATGAGAGTTAGATTATATTCATTCTAACTAATGCGTGCAGGTTATTATTATATAGAGCGTGGAAAGCGTACTGAAAACAGCC